TTGCACACGATGCAGGAGTGTTTCTTGACGATGGGTACTTCGTCCCGCTCGTATCTCTTGGACATGGTGAATCACAACAAAGGAAGAAGTCGTTCAACGAGTTCAGCCTTCGTGCCTTTCAAGTCAAGGTTGTTCTCGTCAGCAAGTGCTACGAGTTCAGCCTTCTTCATGGCCTTGAGTTCACTCTTGGTCTTAGGCATAGACGAGACGAGGTTCACGACCTCTTCAATGTCCTCCTTGGCGTCCTCTGCGAGTTGCTTGATGTCATCCAAGTCGTCAAGAGACAACCCGTCCTCAAGAATCTCGGCGATAGTGTCTTTGTGTTTCAAGTATGCTCGGTATGCCACAGCGGCAACGATGCCGAGCAGTCCAACGATGGTCAGAATTGTTTCCGTTTCCATGCGTGTGCGTGTGCGCCACACCTATTTGAATCAATACGCTCGGCCGAACCAAATAGCCCAGCGGATTTTGCACTCAAGGCACCACTTCTCATAGGGCTTCTCTTTGCACGCTTCTTCACACTCGTCATGCACGCTCATGCAAATAGCCCCAGCGCTTGAAGACCAGCCAAAATCTCATCCAACCTTTGAGCAAGCACCGTTTCGTTCGGTGATGCAGGCTGGGCGAGCGCAGGTGAAATAGGTTGTAGTGCCGAACCTGTCCCATCATCAATTGCACCCGTTGGGGTGGCTCCTAAGAATCCGATTTGCTTCTCACCCGTGGCGCTATTGGAGTCCCGCTTCAATTCCAGCAATCGGTCATTATACGAAACCAATTGGGTGCTTAGCGCACCGAAGGCTATGTCAAATTGTCCTCCATCACGCTGACCTACAGACCAAAGTGGACTGTCAATCGTAGTCCCGTCAGTCGGGAGTGTGTTGTCATTTTGAATGTGCAAGTGGCCGAACTTATTCATCCGAAGGTTGCCCTCGTCTGCTTGGATTCGCAAAGGGAAGTTCCCCGCCCCGACCACATGAAGTGGGTTATCGGGGGTTGTTGTCCCAATCCCAACATCGCCGTCCGAGGCAATCGTCATGGCGATGGGAGGTTGGTCGCCATCCGAGGTTCCGCCCGTTGCGAAGTGAATGCTCTTGCCCCCGTAGGCGTTGGTTATCAGCAGGTCGTTTTGAGCCGACCCCGAGAGAATCGCCGAGGCTCGTTCAAGGGCGATGAAGGCTGAGTGATAGGTGCCGAATACGCCCGAATTGGCCTCTATGTCCCGTAGGTGGAGTATCGGCAATTTTGTATCGGTGTCTGCCGAGATGAGGATGCGGGCGTTGTCGGACGCTGAACTCGCATACGATTTCACTTCCAGCAAGTGGTCCACGCCGTCGGCACTCGGGTCCTCAAGCAGGAGATGTCCCTTGACATGGAGCGTCTCGCTCGGGCTATTGGTGCCGATACCGAGGCGGTTGTTTGCGTTGTCGTAGTGCAAGTTTGCGTCGTCTGAGGTGAAGGCCGCACCGTCGCTGAATTGAATCGCTCCCGCCGCGCCCGAAGGCGGAGTTGCTCCACCACCACCAGCAGGCAAGTCCACCCACGAGAGCGTCCCAGCGCCGTCCGTTTGCAGGATTTGGTCAGCCGCCCCGTCCACCCGTGGCGCCGTCCCAGCGAAGGTGAGAATCTCCTTGGTCGCACCCCACCCGTCCTGCACATCTTCCTCTCCGCTACGGAAGAACAATGGAACCGTATCAACAGAGGACGAGCCACTTGAGGCCGACGACCATATTTGATACGCCCTATAATTGTCCGACCAGCCCTTCATCGTTATGACTGCATCCCAAGTGTTCGGTGAACCCGTGATGTCGTCGGTGAAGTCAAATGAAACTGCTTTGTCGGTGAACTCGTTGGGGTGAACCTCTCCATCGTCCCTTGAATCACGGATGCGAAGTTCGTTCACGCCACCATCTCGGCCCACCTTAACACCCTCTCCCCGAATCCACTCCTTGACCTCGGTGAAGGTTATTTTCCTATTGGTCCCATTAGCCCCGTCGTCCAAGAGGAGGAGGTCGGCATCAGCAATCGCCGTGTTCGCCGTCAGCGCTGAAATGTCAATCGTGTTCCCATCTGCACCAGCGGGTCCTTGCGGGCCAGTAGGACCAGCAGGGCCAGTCGCCCCGTCTGCTCCGTCAGCGCCAGCGGCACCAGCAGGGCCAGTAGGACCAGTAGGGCCAGTAGCACCCGCCGCACCATCCGCACCATCAGCACCATCAGCACCATTGTTTCCAGCGGGACCCTGTGGACCGACTGGACCTTGAGCACCATCACTACCGTCAGCGCCAGCGGCACCAGTAGCACCTGTTGCACCAGTAGGGCCAGCAGGGCCAGTAGCACCGTCGGAGCCATCGGCTCCTGCGGCTCCTGCGGCTCCTGTTGCGCCAGCAGGACCTTGGATTCCTTGAGCGCCATCTGCGCCTGCGGCACCATCAGCACCAGCGGCTCCGGCAGGACCAGTCGCTCCCGTTGAACCAGTAGCACCTGTTGCACCTGTTGCACCATCAGCACCAGCCGCTCCGCTCGTTCCTGTGGCTCCTGTGGCCCCCGTTGGTCCGGCTGGACCTTGGAGACCCCGAGGACCTTGAGCGCCCGTAGAGCCTGTTCCTGTGCCTTCTGCCGCTATCAAGCCAGCCTGCAAGCAACGATACCTCAATTGTTTGTAGGTCTCGGTCTTGAACACAGGCAAGCCAGCGGCCACCAGCAGGGCACGAAGTTGCTCGGGTGTTTGCATCAGCGAACCTCCCACACATCAAACGACATGAGGCCCGAACGGTAGTTCATGAACGGCTCGTCCTTGTCTACTGATGGTGGGGCATTCATCCCAAAGAGGGCGGTGAGGTATCGGTGAGAATCACCCTTTGGTTGGAGTAGCGAGAATGACTCGTCCGCCATCTCAATCGTCCACTCACCTTCCTCTTCTATGAGTTCGGCGACACAGCAGAGGTTATTCCAAGCGTCCACTTGGAACACCGAGGTCATCACGACCCCATCGTCTGCTTCTACCGTCCACGCCATCATGACCATTCACCCACAAAGTCTGCATCAAAAGACACGACTGCCTCGTCGTAGTCAATGTTCTGCGCCTTGGGGTTCTTTTCGGTTTCTCTTGGCATTTGCGTGATATGGTGGTAGAGTGTCTCTATGAGGTCCAGCGGGTTGTAGTCCGCTCCCTTGGACACTTGAATGCGACCCGTACCCTGTCGGTCGGTGAACTTGAAGGTCCATATGCCGGACCCCGAAGTCTTGACCATGATAGCCGGTTGGTCTTGGTCGCTCGGCAGGTAGCCGTGCATTTCCATAGACTGCTTGCCTGCAACAACCCAATTCATCGCCATGTTTGCGTCGTCCTCGTCGTGCATTGATGGGTGTTTCGTAGTCGGGGTTCTTGAGGATTCATGATGCTCGTGCAATCGGGGAGACTGTTTCCCAGCCATCCTCGTCGTGCTCAACGGACGCATCCTGTCGTAGGCATGTGATGTGCGCTGGCTGTGCCTTGCGCTCCCTACACTCGGCCCAAGCGGCCTCGAGAGCGGAACTCAACGACCCGTCGTGGGTCAGTTCAATGGTCTCGTGTTCAAATCTAATCGTGATGAGATATTGCATGTTTGGACTACGACACCCACCTATTTCAAGACAGAGGCTCTCGGAGGTATTGGCCCCACTTTGGAGTCAAGCCGACCAAATCTCGTCCCATGTCGGGTCTCGGAAGTCGCCTTCAAGCAATTGCATGATGCCTCGGAACCGCCGAACCAAGTCGGCCTTCTCCTTCTCCAACGCCTTGAGTTCTCGCTGAATGTGTGGGTCGCTCATGCGCCCCCACTCGCCGTCGCCCGTGATTCGCTCGGGGGACATTTGACACTCAATGTCAAGGATTTCAGCAAGGCAGGCCGCTTTGTGTTCTTCAAGGATGTTCGCCATGATACACCCATGGGGGGTCCCCTATATATAGATGTCGGCCGATAGTGTTCACCGCTTTGCGTGAGATGCTGAGTTGGCCTTGGATATGAGTTCGTCCCAGCGACTCTTGCCCTCCCACCGATGGAAGTTCACACGGATGGCCTGTGCACTCGCCTGTTGCTTCTTGCGCTTGGCGTTGGCATCCTCGGGTGAGCGGCTCATCATTTCGCCCTTGGCGTTGCGTGGTTGGATTCGGTGAAGCATGTCTCGTCTCCAAGGCACGGCGTTGCATGTTCGCTTGGGTTGCAGTTGTCCGATGGCGGCATGAATCGTTTCGTCAGCGGCGGCAGTCGCCCACTCGCCGTCAGCGTATTGCTCCCGATAACCCAGCAGTCCGAACCACATGTCTTGAGTGTAGAACACGGTGAATCCCCAATCAACCGAGCAATCCTCGGACTTAGCCAAGAAGGTGTCAAGGTCAAGACCGAGCATGTAGAGGTTGTCAAGTGTCTCGTCGTCGCTAACGCTGAGCGCCGCTTTGCCGACTGCGTGGATGCCCGTGCTCAAATCCGTGCCTTCCCATTGGAAGGGCACCCAGCCAGTAGAGAGTTGCAGGCCGAGACGGACGGTCCAAGTCGTTTCATTCCTCATCGTTTGAAGGTAGGCTGTTGGCTTTTTCGTCATGGTCATTCCTCGGAGCGTTGGGTGAGTCGGCAGAGATGTAGAGTCCTGTTTTTCGGACACCGTGTTGCGTCAAGCCTGCGGCTTCCAGCAGTTCACGACCGACACGGCTTCCTGCCTCGCCGAGGTATATCACTTCTCCTCCCCGTTTCAATTGGTTGATGACGGCACCGACCTCTCGGACGGTGGGCATGTTGCGTGAGTAGGTCATTTTGTCCAGCAGGTCGCCAGCAACGAACGGGGCGCCGTTCATGTCCTTGATGGCCTGTCGGACCAAGCGGTCTCGGAGAATGCCTTTGGAATTGCCTCTTGCCATCAGCCTCATCTCCTCATTAGTCGTTGAACCATCTTGCCACAATCGTCGCACCATTGTTCGCACGAATCCAACATGAATCTCGGAGGATATTCACCCTTCAAGGTGAGGTTCCTACTTGCACAATACTTACACTTCACTTTCAACATTTCAGACCACCGCCCTCGTGTCCACCATGGTGGAGAAGCCGTAGGTCTGCTCGCAGAACGCCTTGGCGTGGTCCAGCGAATAGAACAACATGCGCTGTGTTTCTTTGCAGGTCGTCCAGCGGTGTGGGGCGGGAACCCACTCTTGGTCGTAGGTGAAGCCATGTTCCATGGCTATCCATCGGTTGTGCTCTGAGCCAAAGTGAACAAACCACATGGTTCGCTCGGCGAATTGCGAGTGGTGTTTGGTCGTTTTCGCCATGACGGTGTGAATCGGGGTGATTCGCCAAAATGCGTCTTGCGGGAGATTGTGCGGTCCGTGCTCACTTTTGACCTTGAAGGTGCTTGTAGCGCCGTTCTCCCATTCCCACCTTGGTGCGTGCCCTTTGGGTATGTTGTGTCGGTTGTCGGTCCATGTTAGGTTGCTCATGTTATACCCCTATGTGCCCCACCTATATAGTCATTCCGCATGAAGGATTTCATGAATCCGTTCAGCGGTCTTCTTGCCGATGCCCTCAATCGCCGAGAGGTCCTCCACGGTCGCTCCCGTGAGGTCGGCCAGCGATGGGAACGCCTCAACGATTTTCCGACGGGTCTTGATGCCGACCTTCGGCAGAGCCTCAATGATGGCGTTCCGATACTCAGTCGCCTTGGGCGAACGAGGTCGGGGAACATAGAGGCGAGAGGTGTCGTCGTCTATTTTGTCCATGATTTTGCGGACGATGACTGCGGCGTCCCACTTATCGGGGACGAACAGAGGTGTGTAGCCTACGGCGCACAGGGCGGCCACAAAGCCAGTCAATACCTGCTCGCTCACGCCACGCTCGTGGACCTCGTTCTTGATGTCCTCGTAGGACTTGGTGATGATGAGGTAGGAGTGTTCTGCCTCCTCACGCATCGCGCCCAACTGGCGTAGCCAGCGGTCGTCAAACAGGCTGTCCATGAAGTCATCTTCCTTGCGCTCCACGCTTGTGGTGCCACCTTTCATGTCGCCATCCCCCGTGCTGAGGTGAGCGACCTCAAAGCCAAGGTTGCTGAAATACCCTATCATGAGAGGGTGTTCTCGGTGGTCGCTGCATCGGTGAATACACAACATTTCCGTGAGGATAACCTCGCCGACTTCAACGCGCCCTGCGTGGTCGGGACCCATCGCTCTCAATAGCCCCAACTTGTTCCCCAATGTTCCCTTCTTGAGTAGGTCCTCTACCTTCGCTGGGTCGTCTTTGATTTGGTCCATTCTCTTGATTCTCACTTTTTCTTCCTCCATCGTCGTTTGATGATTCGCTGTGGCTTGGCATCGCCCATGTCAATGAATCGTGGGCACACTTCCCCGACACAGCACCCCTTCGCCTTGAGCGTAGAGCAGTTAGGGAACGAGACAAAGCGGGGGTCGTCAAAGAGAGTCCTCATTTGGTATTGGCGGTGTTCGGTGTTGTGTAGGTCCACATAGCCCATCCTCGTGCCGAGTTCAACCCACACTTCCTCAAACGATTCAACGGTCATGCCGATGGTCTTAGCAAAGAGAGCCGAATAAACACGGCTGGAATGGCTTGGATTGCGTCGCTTGAGTTCATTGACCACTCCCATGCACCTGTCGTCTAACGAGGCCGTGAAGGCCGCTGTGGCGCTCGCCATGTCGGTGAACCCGAAGTCGGTGTGAATCACAGGTCGTATCTCAGTCTCGGGCTTATGCAATTTGACCTCAAGCAGAGCAATGAGTTCTGGCAGGGTCAGTCGCTCACCCACCACTTCGGGGAGGGCATATCGGGGCCGATAGGACAACCCTTCAATGTCCGAGTGGGACATCGTGTTGAGAATCTCAGCCGATACCGGCATAGAGTGCCGACCCGATTTGTCCCCATGTCGGTTGATGTGTGGAGTGAACGGGAACCGGCAAAGCCGCTTGGGGTCGCCTGTCGTTTGCTCGTCCAGCGTGTTGAGGCCGAGCGTCTTCTTGAGGTGAGTCTGCGTTTGATTCACGAGTGTCTTGAGAGCATCAGCGCTCCCGTCCCTGTGGTCAAATCGGAAGCGGGTAGGTTTGTGGACAATGAAGAGGTGGTAGCCCTTAGAGCCGCTATACTGGACCCAATGGGCCACATTCAGTTCGGTGAGGTATTGAGCAAGACGCTGAGCGTCAGCAAACGAGTTCTCCGGTTTTGTCTCGTGGTCAAAATCAAAGAAGGTGAGGCCATAGATGATTGAGCGGGGTATCTGCTTGCCGTTGTCAAACACGAGGTTCTCGTAGCCTGCGGTGCTGATAAAGCACGACGACTCACCCCACCACTCGTGGAACGCCTTGTAGGCTTGCTCGCTTGCATAGATGAATTGCTGGCGGGGATTGCCGACCGCTCGGGGCCAATGATTGAAACCGAGAGCCTCGGTCAATTCATCAACCTTGGCGGGCGTCAGCATACCCCGTAGGGGTGCACCCACCTATTTCAATCCACAATGCTAACGACATAGAAGTGGATGAGGGTCATGGGTTGGCCGCTGATGTAGCAGTCGTCCGCCAGCATGGTGAAGGTGATGGAGGCTCGCTTGAACCCCTTGGCGTAGGTGGCCTGTTTGCCGCTCACACATGAGAAGGCGTAGTTCAGACTTGGGCTGGGGCTGGGCAGGGGGTTAGACACTTTGAAGCGGCTCATGGTTAAGGGTATGGGCCACACCTATATTAAAGCATCGCTCAAAGGAGCATGAAATGTGGGTCCGTCTCCTCTTCATCCTCGGGGTCAAAGTCATAGGCAACCAGCCATGGGGTGATGCGAATGCCGAACAAGCGGTATGCTCGGAACATGAACATGAAATCAATGTTCAACACACTCTCCGTAGCACCGTGCTTCACGGCGTCCTTGGCGATGTGGTGCATGGCTTTGCCGAGCGGTGTGCCGAGCGGCACTTCGTCATGGAGAACGGTGAATGACCCCGTGTCGGTGGCGTTGATGTAGCCTTGGTATTCACGCTTGAATGGTCGGAGCATGTTTAATCGTATGCGCCACCCCTATATTAAGATAGCGGTCAAAGGTATTCCACAGGGAGCGATTCAATTTCCTTTCGCAGGGCACGGAACTGCTTGATGGCTACAATGACCAATAGCCACCAAAGGACCTCCAACACGACCAAGGCCCCGACGACATCAAGCACCGAGACCAGCCTCCCGAACGAACACCGCCGTGTAGGGCGTGCGGTCAGTATTGCCACCTTGACGGTTGTAGTCAAACGACACCATACGGCCAACAAACAACTTCTCAGCGGCCACACCTGCATAGTTCACATCTTGGTAGGCGAACTCCACGAGAGAACCCGATAGTAGCAGTTCCTCCATGAACGCTATGTCGCTGTCTTGTGTGGATTTAAGGAACATACCCGAGAGCGTGAACTCATCGCCACGCTGGCCCATGTCCGATACCTCGGGATAGACTGCATCCAAAATGGGTGTTCTCGTGAGCGTAGCGGACCGTGTTCGTCGGAAGGACGATGGCTTAGTAGAGAGTGTGAGAGGGACCACCAGCGTTGCAGGAAGTACCTTCACGACGGCTTTCGCTGTCGGACTGTTGGAGGTTCCGTCGTTCACCACCAGCGTGGCCATGAACTCACCAGCCTGTGCATAGGTGTGGTCTTGATGAACTGCGGCACCGCTCACACTTGACGACCCATCTCCGAAGGTGAAGGTGTAGGAACTGAGTGATGACCCTGTGTCAATGACATAGGAGTCAGAGCCATCAAACCGAATCGCTTGACCAGCACGCACCATGGACGGCACGGCACGCAGAACTGCTACGGGTTCGGCCGCCACGATAGTTGCTCGGAGAATATCGCTGGCAACACTCTCGTTGCCGTTGTCATCCTTGGCGAAGACTGTGATGTCGTAGGTCCCGCCAGCGGGGCGCGTTGAATAAACATGAGATATGTCGTAGGTAGCGCTTGTTGCGGGAGCCAAGACTGGAAGGTAGTCGGTCGCTGACCCATCTCCGAAGTCTGCCTTGAGGTGTGTGATTTTGCGGTCGGGGTCCGTGGTGTCTCCCTGCATCCGTAGAGAAATGATGTGCCCCACTTTGGTCGTGAAGGTCTGCGTTCCCGAGGTGCTAATCGTGGTGGCTGTGGAGCCGTCATAGGTGTTCCCAATAATGGTTGCCTCACTCGTAGGCTTGTGGTCATAAAAGATGGAGTACGAACGCACGATAGGCAACGACGACCAATCAATCGGATGGAGGGTCGTGTCTTCCGACGACGGGATGAAGAAGTTGAACCGAATGACGAATCCACTTGCTACAACCGAGGCTGGCAGGCCCGAGAGGTCAATGGACCCTACGCCACCGAGGAAGTCGGGGTCAAGGTTCTCATAGCCTGTGATGGCGGTTGATGCCTCTTGAGCGATGGTGCTTGAAGTCGGTGGTTCAAGGAGCGTGATGGTGATGCGATTTTTGTTGTCCACATTGATGTTATCGGCCTCAATAGATAATGAGGAATAGCGTGCTGGGGTTATGCTTGGTGCCTGCTGAGTGAGCGTATCAACCGTGAACGGGAGCATGGCGGGAGTTGGGATTTGACGCATGACGAGTTCGTCAATGCTGAAATCAACATTGGAAGTTTGAAGCGCTGGGTAGTCGGCTCGGCTCATGCGGTTTCCGCTCGTTTTCAAAGACGCCATGGCCGCTGGGAACTCATCGGGATAATGGTTGGTGATGCCCGCCCAAGTGCTGGGTGCTGTTCCATCAATTTCCATGAATCGGTCTGCTGGGTGGCGAGCGTTGGTGAATGAAGTGTCGTCTCGCTCCCCGTGAATCAGCGGCTCCTCTCCGTTAAGGTGGTCGTATTCGGAAGGAACAAGCGTTGCACTCCCTCCGTTCGTGAGCCAATACGGGCGACGGTCCGTCATGGCGAAGGCGTTGCACGATTTGAACTGCAACCCCCACACGGGTTCGTCTGCGCTTATGTCCGTTCCAATCGTCGTGCCGTTGAACACCAGCGTCATGCCGCCCGCTGTGAACACCGAGCGCACTTTGTTGGTTCCCTCCGAGAAGGAGAAAGATGGACCTTGACCGAATCCTGTTCCCATGCGACCAAAGCCAGCCGCCGAGGGCAAGATGAACTCTCGGTTGCCGACCCAATCGGTGCTCGTCCAATGGGTAGACCCACCGAGGAACCAAATGGACGGTCGGTTGGCGGTCGTTTGAAGTGGGTATGGTGGCTGTGATGAATCCGAATGAGGGGGCGTTGTGGGGAGTCGTGAGGCGGCGGTGTCAATTGGGAACCCAGCCCAATTCGGGTTATCGCCTGCAACGGCATTTGCGACTCCTGCGGCCTTTATCCAATCACGATGTAGAACAGCAGGATTAGGGGATGGAGTGATTGTGAGGTCTCCCCCTGCGTGGTCCACGAACCCGTCCTTGCGATAAACACCAGCGCCCGTGGTGCCATCCCAGCGTGGTCGGAACCCAAAGCCCATGTCCCGATTTGTTGTTCCGTAAATCATGTGATGGCGACCAAGCATTGACTCAGCATCGTTCATGTCAAAGTCAATCATGACCATGCGGTTGTCTTGATTCGGGATGAACGCCGTGAACTCAATGTCAAGGAACACGGGTGAACAACCAATCTCTGAGAGTCCAATTTTAGTCGTCTCTTTGTAGGGTGGAACCCGATTGGACAACCCAGCACCCGAATCATATCCAGACCATACCCCGCTTTGCAGGGTTGGAGACATAGAAAGGCGGGTTCCCATGCGCTCGTGAGCGGGCCATGGTCGGTTGCGTCCGAAGGTCCACCCCGAGGGCTTGATGTAGTCCCAAGCGTGGCGGCCCGTGTTCCCGTCAATGTAGGACCAAAGCGGTGTTGAGACACCCCTGTGCGCCCAACGGTCGGGTCCACCAATCATCGCCCGCCGCCCTGTCCCATCCTCGTCTCGGTCAAGGTCGGAGCGCAGGCGCCACATTGAATCCACGATGTTGGTTGGCACGACGGCCGTGTTCCCATCCTCGCCTGTTGAATTGTAGCGGGTGCATAGGTCGTGCCCCAGCGGTGCAGGAACTCGCAGAGAACCGTTGCCCGAGGTGATAACAGGCGGGGCTGATGGAATGTTCTCGTTTGGGACTACATCAAGCGTTTGAATGTGAATGGAACGAGGCACGGGTCGGTTGCCCGTGAACTCTCCGAGGTTATCCACCGTGGCGGTCTCTGCGATGGTGATTCGTGTTGGAGCGGTATCGTTGCGAGACGAGGCGGGCGGGACGCTGAGGTCCCCCTGTCCCATCCCTGCTTGATAACCCGTGCCTATCGTGGCGGAAGCCGCTCGTCCGTCGGTGGTTTGGAAGTCGGTTTTGGGAACAACAGGGTTCTTGGCCGCTGAACTGTTCACCCCCGTTATACCTGTCTCCATAGAACCGTCGTATGGGTTGGCGCTTCCTACCCTGTCGGCGAAGTAGGTGTTGAAGGCAATCTCGGGTCCACCCGCTCGTCCAGCGCAAGCAGTCGCCCCCGCCGATGGGACATAGGATGCTACAACAGGCAATAGGTCGGGGTGCACATTGAATCGGTATTCAATCTCGTTTGTGAACTCAGTCTCGTTCACCCCCGAGACAATCCACCAACCGTTGCAGTCCGAAGCCACAGTAGCGTCGGGCTTCCGTCGCTTGTCATAGCGAGTGGGCCAAATGTTGCCCGTGGCCTTCCGCATATCGGTGCCTGTCCCCAGCACGCCATCCAGACCTTGGATGTAGATGGCTTGACCTACATTGACGGGGAAGGTATGCTCGGGTTCGGATGATGAAACCACATCGGAAACTCGGATGCAAAATTGTTTTCCTGTGTGAGGTGGTACGGCCACGAGGTCTTTGTCGGCCACCTCAACGGCGAGAATATCCAACGGCATGGAGTTCGGGGGCACCTCATAACGCAGGGGGTAGTTTGTTCCTTCGTGGTCAGCCAAGACGGCGTGCGTCCAATTGCTTCCCTGTGCTCGTGGGGTGATGGGTCCTTGCACGAAGTCAAAGAGTGGGTATATGCCCGCTGGGTATTTTTGGCTGTTGTCAAGACCCGAACTGTCTCCCGCTCCCGCCCTACCGTTCCATGTCAAATACATGGTGTCCGTGTTCACGCCGCCAAGCGTTCGGCTGGCGTCGTAGGAATAAGGGATGATAACGCCGTCCTTGAGCGAATAGGTGCCGTCCTTAAGGAAGCACGCCAGCGCCATGGCCATGCGGTATTTTGGCGCAGGGCAGTCCGAGGAGTCTTGACTCGTCCACACGGACCTTCGTATGTTCGTTGCGTTCATGGCTTTGTTGGAGTTCCGTTGGTGGTCCCCACTCGTTCCGTATTTTTTGTAGTCAATAGTCGCCGAGTCCTCACCTTCGGGGTCGGTGTCATATCGGCTAATCCCGTTCTTGTTCCATCGGCTCTGATGCCCACCCCAAAGCGTCATTGAACCTGTTATGTTCTTGCTCAATTGGTTGTTATCCAGCATCATAGGCATGAACACCGTAGCCCGATAGGGAACTGTGGTCGGCAAAGCGCCTGTGTTCGTGATTCGTGGGTCGGTCTCAATGTCGGGGAATGCCGTGGTTTGAGGGACACGAACTCCATGGGGCAAGAACGCCTTCTTCTCCGTATCGCCCGACGCGCCGATGTGGCGGTAGGTGTCAATCACCTCGGCAAGTTCCTGCACGGTCATGAATACGGGGTATGGCCCCGTGCGTGTGCCGTTCATCGCCACATCATCCATGTCGGTATCAACGGTTATGCCGCCGTTCTGAGAGTTTCCACTACTATCGGTGTAGTTCATGTTCACCGAGCCTGTGAAAACCGACCTGCTGGGCGCAATCAACATGATGTCGGTTGATGTCCCGTCGGCGTGGTTGATGGTGCACTTTGGCGTGAATGTCCCCGACCCGCTTATCACGATGGTCGGCGTTGTCCCGCTCACATCAGTCCCATCATCATTGATTGCCTCAACACGAATGCCCGCTACACGAGACTCGTCGCCATCATCGTCTTCGTAGGTCCCGAAGTTCGTTCGGAACAGAACTGGGTCCACCGAGATACCGAGAACTCCGTCGTCCTTGATGAACGCAGGCCACCAGCGTTGTAGTTCAGCGAGGTCGCTCTTGACACGACTGAACTTTTGGGTGGGCTTCTTTTGAAATGATGCCATATCAAATCACCCCTCGTGCGCCCCGTAGCAGTTCTTGCCGGATGATACGAGGCATCTCATTGGACATGAGCGCTCGCACCTCGGCAATTGACATGTTGGAGCCACCATTTATCACAATGTCGCCAATGTTCACTTCCATGCCACCCAGCCCAGCCTGCTTCGCTAAGGCGTCTCTACGGCCTTCCTTTCCTGCACCAAGGGGTATGACTACCTCGGGGCCTGCTTCGCCCACCAGCCCCACCGTAGGGCCATTAACGAAGCCACCGTCAGCGAACTGTGCTACCGCATCTTGGATGCCTCCCGAGAGGGGGTTGTTGAATTGGTCTGAGGCAATACCGCCAGTTCCCAATAATCCTGCGGTCAAACCTCGCTCAGCGGCCCTACCCATCGTTTGACCCATGAGACCTCGGCTCAACCCAACCGCCGCTCCACCTCCAAAGCCAACGGCGGTGATTCCACCGCCGATAAAGGCGTCCTTGAAGCCGACGGCGAATTGCTTTCCAGCATCCTTCCCCAAGTCAGCGGCCTTGCTGAATGAACCCTTGCCGAACAATGCCTTGAGGCCCTCAGCAACCGCCATGAAACCAATCACAAGACCTTGAATCATTTGCCCTATACCGCTCAATAACTGCAAGACGGGGGACAGCACGGCCATGAGGATTCGGAACGCACCAGCCAACAGGACGACGATGGGGACGATGGCCTTCAAGGCTTGAATCATAGATGGGAGCATATCAAGCACCATGGGGACGATGATTTTCATAGCGCCCATGATGGAGAGTCCGAGTTCCTTGAACAGGGGCATATTGGCCTTGAGTGCCTGCTGAATGTCGTCCTTGAACAAAACCGCCATCTCGGTGAGCATGATAACGAACGGGCGGCCCACATCAAGCATCCCTTCTTGGATGGCCGAGACGAACAGGAGGAGGGTCTCTTTTGCTGAACCTCCGTTCTCCACGACTCGTTGCAGAGAGTCGGTGTAGTCCTTGGTGGCGTTGGTGGCGTCCTCGTTCTCCTTGACGAGTTCATGGAACGCCTCACGCTGGCTTAGAAGGGCGGCGACGGCCGTTCCACCACGAACACCGAATATCTCAAGGATTTGCGTTGTAGTGGCCCCAGCGCTCGCCAATTGGTCCAGCACATCGCCAAGGCTCGTGATGCCCGTTGTTTGTTGCTCAACCGTTTTCGTGAGCGTCTTGGACTGTTCCTCAAGCGCCTTCTCTTGTTCCACGACAATGCTCAGCGAGCGTTGCTTCTTCATGCGTTCCAAGTCAAGTTCCATTTCACTCACTCGGAGTGAATCGTTGGTCTCGGTGAGCCGCTCAATCTGCGCCACTTCCATGTCGGTGAGTTCTCGGTTGCTCCGAGAGGCTCGTGCCCTAATCTGCTCAATAGCCAGCGTGTTGGATTTCTGCTCAATGCTGAGGTCGTTCATCTGCCCGTTGAGAATCTTGAGTTCGTCGGTGAGCGCCGACGACTCCACCTTCGTTCGGTCCAATTGAGTGGCCACGCCCGAGAGAGTTTGCCTTGCCTGTTCACCCGCTGGACTGAGAACTTGGATGGAGAGGCCGAGGTCGTTGATGGCCTTCTGAGAGTCAAAAGTGGGCTTGAGCAATTTGTTGATGGCCATACGCATACCTGTGCCCGCAATCGTTCCACGCAGGCCAGCGTTGCCGAGAGCACCAATGGCGGCCGCCGCTTCCTCAATCCCGACGCCTGCGGCGTGTGCTACGGGGGCAAGGAACTTCATGCCCTCACCGAGGCTGATGATGTTCACATTTGACCGAGTGAAGGTTCGTGTCAGCACATCGGAGACATGGCTCAATTCGCTCATCTCCATGCCGAACGCCTTGACACCAGCGATGCCGATGTTGGTTGCGGTTTGAATGTCGGTTCCACCAGCGATGGCGAACTTGACGAGGTTCTCCAACGCCTTCTCTGAAATCATCTCCTCGGCGTTCACACCAGCGATGGCGAGAGCATTGGCCGCCTCGCCGACTTGAGCGGCTGTGAATCGGGTCGTTGAACCGACCTTCCGAATCTCCGTCTCAAGGTCGCTCATTCCTTTTGCATCTTCTCCGAGAATCGCGCCCGTTCGGGCCAGCGTGTCGTTGAACTCAACGAACAGGGTGGCCGACCGTTGAATCACGGTGGCCATGGCCTTGGCTGAAATCGCCACGGCCGCGAGGCCAATGCTTGTGGGCGACAATGCCGCACGGGCGACGGTTCCGAAGCGAGAAGCGGCCCCACCAGCGGCATACATGGACGCCGACACAGCGGTCATTTGCTTGCGGAACTGAATCGTGTCTGCCAAGACCTTGATTCGTGCTGTTGTGTCCGCCATTATCTACCCACCATGCTACGCGCTCGTGCTTGTTGAGTTGCTTTGCGTTGCTCGTTATTGACTCTTCGGTTGGCTTCCGACTTGGAAGCAAGTAGGAAAAGAGAGTCCCGTTGGTCCAAGGCACGCCATTCAGCAGGAGTCATACCGAACTCGCTCAGTAGCGAGAAGAGGAATTGCCCCTCGTCCGATTGGGCGAGGGCTACTATTCCCCCAGCACCCCACCACCCTCGGATGTACCAAGCGTGGCGGTTATTGCCGTAGATAACTGGGCAATGGTAGTGAGTGGGAGTTGCTTCAACTTGCTCCACGATATTGACGAATCACATTTCCTCATCATTTCGGAGACCATCAGCAAACCCAGCATCTCCGCTCGGTCGCCTTCGTCTTTCACTCCCTTCATCTCGGGATGGCTCTTGAGCACTTGATATTCACCAGCGCTCAAGGGCTTGACCTTGATGATGTCCGTTCCGAGACCGAGATGTGAAACATCCACATCAATCTCATTTCCTGCTTGCTCAATTGCGTTATCCAGCCATGTCATAGTGTGTGCCTCCTATGGTGAGACTGTATCAGTCCCGTCCGAAGGAAAGTGCCTCAAAGGTGGCGTTAATCATCAACGCTCCCTCCGAGCCTGCTTCAATGCCCTCAACGGACAGGTCGGTGAATACACAGTTCGTCAAGGTGTAGGTGTTGGTGCCCGTAGCGGCGCCACCAGCACCGTCGCCATCGTTGTCAAAGGTGATGTCAAACAGGGCGTCGGTGTTGAAGTATGTGTAGAGGGTTGTGTCAGCGATACCCCAAGCCTTCTTGAGTGTGCCCGATGCAGACTTCAAGCCACGAGTGTGGGAAGTGGCGTTCTTTTGGTTGAGTTCCACATACTTGCCCGTTGCCGTGGCGAGTGTGAAGTCTCCCGAAACGAAGCCAACAAGGCTTGACGAGACGGTGATGGTCGCTGTTATTCCCGTGAATGAGTGGACGGTCATGCTCCTTTGTTTGCCAAGGTGGTTCTTAACGACTGCGATAGACTGCCACCTTTGTGTCCTGTTTGTCCCATGCAACACGAATGGTCGGGCTGATGATGATTCGGCTCACGAATCGGCGGGCTTGCTTCTGCATGAATAGAGATGGGTGGCCACCCCTATATATACTTGTCGGCCTATTGATTTGATGGGAACACACAATACCACCCGCCGTTGTCCGTGCGTGGGTGCTCAGCGATGAGAAGGAACCCGAACTCCTCGCTGAACTCACGGAGCACTCGCTCAAATGACGAGGGTAGGGTCTTGGCGTAGCGTCCATTGAACGACATGAGCATCGTGGCTCGCTCGCTGGACTTCTTGAGGAACACCCTCGTGTCCCCGTTGTCCAAGACGAACAAACGAAAGTCGTCCCGACGCTTGGCTCCGAACCTGTGCTCAAGCCACGACTCCATGGAGGAGCGGTTGGGTTTGACGAAGAGACGGATGTTCACCGTTTTCAACCGAGCACCTCACAGGACATGCGAACGGGGAACACGGCGGTGTAGGAAGCCAAGACGGACGCTTGGTATTTGAGTTCCTTGAGGGTTGAGTCCCATCCCATGAGAGGCACACGGCCCGCTTGGAACGCCTTGACATAATGAGTTTCCTCGTGCTCGTTGTAGCCAAAATAGACGGGAAGCCATCGGCCGTTTGTGTAGGTAGGGTGGTGCACGGTCATGCTCCATCCTTTGCACGGTCGTCCGTTGTGTGTGGTGCTCTTGAACAGGCAAACGGTGGTCTCGCCACGGAACATACCCGTCGTTGAATAGGCTCCGTCGTGGAGGTTTGCGAAGTAGCAAAGGCCACCTTCGCTTCCGTATTGTCCCACGCTCGTTGCTTGATGGCGGGTCCACAGGAGTTCACCTCGGCGGGAATTGTGTCGGGCAATCTCGGGCATGGTGGTCAGGGTTAGGTTGGTCATGTTCTACCCTATGGGCCACTCCTATATAAGGATGCCGCCTATCAATCCAGCAAACTCTTGAGAGTATCTGCTGATGACTTGATTTCGGTTCGGAGACGGTTCTCGTAGGCCATGCGGACTTGCTCGTCCGTGATGCCTGCTTGAGCGATGAGGAGGTCAATGCAGACCATCATGCGTAGCGTGCTCTTATCGTCTTCCGTTAGGCCGAGGGCCTCCTCTGCTGTGTCAATGAATCGTTCGTCTGCTGTCATGTCTATGTCTCCTTGATTGCCTCTGTTGCGACTATGGTTGTGGCTCCTGTCGTGCACTCTACGACGAGGAACTGCCCTTTGTGGTGCTTGGACACCTTGAACACATCGCCAGCGCCGTTAAGCACGCTTATGAGCGATTTGAGGGTATCGGTGAAGGACACGGTGAACGGACCACCCGTTCGCTTGAGAACCTCAATCGGGGACCACGAGCGAGTCGTCTTGCCATTCCAATGGCCAGCCCGAGCCTCGGACTTGGCATCAAACGACACGGAGACATAGGGTGCTCCTGCCGTCTGCATTTCCATACTTGCCTTGGTGAGTTCGGGGAGAGCCAGCGTGGCCGTGTAGGTCGGTGGCTCGTTGTCAAACATCGGGAACAGCCGATGTCCCGTTGCTGTGTCATGAGGAAGCACATTCCTGTCGGGGATAGTCATGCAGTCTTCCTCGTCGGCAGGCATAACCTCGGCGCCTCCATGGTCCTTGGTAGTGATGGCAATAGGCTCGTTGGCCGCAGTCGTGAGTCGGACCGCGCCCCCTCGGGACTTGGCTCGGATGAGGTCTGAGAGTTCCTTCGGGTTGCACACGATAACGCATGGCTCCTTGACCTTGAGGCCACTAATAACCCATTGGTTCAGTAGCACCATCAGCGTCTTGCCTGCATTCATTGTCCAGCAGGTTGCCCCCTTCGGTTCAAAGAGCACCTTCACGGGCACCGCAGGGTTGTCCATGGCCAGCCGAGCAAAGAATGCGGCCAGCGCTGGCCCGTCCGCTTCAATGCGAGCGGTGCGGGACACCTGTGAGTTCGGCGTGAGCATACCCCCAAGGGGTCGCCCCACCTATTTCAATCACCAGCAGTCGCCCATCATGTTGTAGGCCATGAAGTCGTCGCCACCGTAGGGGTCGTTGGCAATTTGCTCTTGGAGTCTCATGTCCTCGTCGTATTCGTATTGGGCTTGGGTTGGGAGAACTTCTCGGCTGATGATGAGGTCGTGTCGCTCGTCAATGAGAGTGCTTGACTCGTCGCCCAATTTGTCAAATTGATGGACTGCCTCGGGAGTGAAGTCATTCACGATTTCCATGCGCTTGGCTTCAATGGCTCGGAGTTGCTCGGTCATAGCGTTGATTTGCTTCGTTGCTTGCTCTTGGGTCTTGGGTCTTGGAGTCATGTTGGTTCGCCTCATGTAGTCCATGGGGGCACTCCTATATATACCCATCGCTCACTATTCTTCATCATAGGCATCGGGGTAGGCGAGCCAAACCTTCTGGGGATATTTCGTTCGCCCGTCCAGCGAAGCAATTCGTACCGAACCAGCGTTGAAGAACAGGTGTGGTTTCTTGGCGAGGTGATTGCTGAGACGGTTCATCTCAAATGGTTGGCTGGGAAGTGTGAGAATCTCACCCGTGGCGATAGGCTCACCTTCGGGGAACACGGCACCGGCTTCAATCATGGCGGCCCAAAGACGGCGAACATTTCTTCCATCCGATTTTCCAAGGCGTCCTTTGCGACGAGTTCCGTACTTGGATGATGGCACTTCGTCGTCAGTTTTTTTCTTCATCTCCGCTCTCCTTCGGCTTGATGATGAGCATTCGCTGAGGCTTCACGATTTGAGTTCGCTTGATGGCATCAGCCACATCATCGGGTAGAATAGGAAGCACACGGTCCACAGCGGCGTTGGATAGCGACACCATGGTCCCGAACACAGTCGGAGGCACGAGGCGTTGAACCTCGGTTGGAATGTAGGAGCGTCGGTTCTGTTCTCGCCATTCAACAGACCAGTCGTCTGTTTCAGCGTTGCAGTCTGCTACCGGCATACTTCGGTCAAACACCTCGTTCTTGATATGGTCGTCAATAGCCTTCTTGCGCTTGGTGAGCATAGCGTTGCTGGCCTTGATAACGGCGAGTTCGTTGAGTAGGTCGTTGAGGTCGGAACCCATGGTCGGGTTTATCATGTCCCAAGCGCCGTTTTGCATGAGGCTTTGAGCCTTGGGGCAAATGTCGGTGAACCCACACCATTGACAACCCTTCCCGATGGTTGCAGGGACCTTGAGAGTGTCCGATGAGTCACTGGATAGGATGG